GTTAGCAACTTTGTTGATCAATACGGATAATGCCGCATGTTCGTCACCAACAAATGTAGCTGTACCGCTAACTGCCGCTTGGTTAAACGTTTCTTGAGCTGTACCAGCCAAAGTACGTAAAGAAGCTAAAACTTCTTGATCAATCTCAGCAGTAATTTCTTGAGCTAATGCCGCCATAATTTCTGCTTCAATGTCGATACCTTGTTGTGCTTGAGCATCTTGAGCCGCTTCAAAAGTCCATCTAGCTGATAGCTTTCTGGTTTTTGCTTCGACTGTTTGCTTCAAGATCTGGATGCTTAAACGCTTACCAGCTTGACCTTCTAACGCTTGAGTAGTATCTGGCTTGTCGGTAGAACCGCCACCTGAATAACCTACACCAATTTTAAAAGGTGATAGAGCTTCTTCACCAGCAGTTACATCATCAAATGAATCTGCATAGCGTACTCTTAGTGTGTGGATTTGACCCACAGGACCTGTCATCGGCTGTACACCAACTAATTCGTTGGCTATAACAGTCGGCATAACACGTCTTATTACCGGAAGGATTACACGGTTAAGTGTGGCAACGTTACCTGCCGTAGATGCACCTGCTGTTGCGGTCTCTGCCAAATACTTACGAGTATTTTCAAGAGTAACGCCCATAACAGCTTTCTTATTGCCCTCAAGGCCTTCAAGAAGTGCAGTCTTTGTATCCTGCCAGCGACTTTCTAGTAGTTCTGACATCGTTTTCTCCTTAATTAATCCCTGCAAGTCTTCTAATGTCTATCACGTTATCTGTGTTAGACGAACCTGCATCTATGTCATTTAAGTTTTCTTTATTGCCTGTTACTTGTGTGCCTTCTGTTAACGTCGCCTTAGTTTCCTTCGCTGGTGTATTTCCTGCTATTACGCTAGGCATGTACTTGTCAAATTGCTTTTGCAATTTGTCAGTTTGTACAGATTCCAGCAAGTCGGTCATGATCTCTCTTTGTCCATTGTTTAACGGAGAAAGTAGTTCATTCATAACTTCTTTTCTCTTAGCTGAGTCTTTAACTGTTTTGATTTCAGCTTCTTTGCTTTCAACCATCTTAGTTTTTTCAACTTCTTTAACCTTAGCTTCAGCTAGTTGCTTGTCCTTCAACTCTACAACTTTTAGTAGTTTTGCAGTTTCGGACTTCTCATTAAGATAGCTGTTTGAATATTCTGAAGCAAAAGATTCAAAAATCTTTCTTCCAAAATCATTCTTACGAGCTGACTCAATATCTTCTTTAAGTTGAGAAATTTCTGTAGTAAGACCTTTCTCTACTGTTTCTGCTACTATTTTTGTCGCATCTTTGATGAACTTGCCCTTAACTTTAGCTAGATGTTCTTTGGCTTCACGTACTAAACGTACTTTTGTTTCTGCCAAGTCTTTTTTATCTTCGTAAAACTCTGCGATTTCCTTTGATAAAGAATCAACAACAAAATCTTCAAGTTTTTGGAATTTTCCAGCCATTGCTTTTTGGTCTTCGTGTAGCTCACCGATCTCTTTACCTAACTGGTTAACAACAAAAGTTTTTAGTAGATCTGCGTTTTCACGCATTGCTACGGCATACTTTGCTCTTGCTTCAGCTAGTTTATTGCGATCTTCTGAGAATTCATTAATTTCTGCACCAAGTTTTTCTTCAAGCATTTTATCAATAGCTTCCACCATTGTAGCTTTATCATGCTCATACTTTTGTGCAAATTCTTCACGAAGTTCAGCAGTGGTTGCCAAGCGGTTCTCTTTAACCCTTTGGTTCCATGCACTTTCGATTTCTGCTCTGATTTCCTCTGAAATAGCGTTGTTTTCAAAGAGTGTCTTCAGTGCATCTAACATTAGTTTTCTCCTAAATTATTGGAGACCGTTGATAATGTTGACCAACGATTCCTTTAAGTATTTTTGAGCCTTTTCATCGCCGTGTATTTGGCGAGCCATATTTATTGCCTTGTAACCACCTGATGTATTCAACAAATGCTCGTAAATGGGAGTTGGATAGGCTCCCGGAGCACTTGGTTGTGCGACACAGTCAACAGTAATAATTTCAAACTCGCTGACCTCTCCGCTACCGTCTTCTTTAACATTTCCCGAACCCCTGGATGAGACACCAATCTTGACGCCGTTTTCCAACATTGTCTTAACTAGTTGTCCCATCGGAGTTGGAATTACTTTTAATTTTCCATAACCGTTTGGTCCGTCCATCCACATTTCGGTGATCATATGTGAAACACGATCCAAGTTTATGTTGAGTCCTTCTGGATGATCTACTTCACCAAGTACACTATATCCGCCTTTAATCTGATCGTTGAGCGTGTTGACAGCTCTACCGATTTCAGTAACAGGATATACTCTTTGATTAGCATTCCTTACACCACCTTGGATGCATATACCTTTTAAGTAAAGGTCTTTTCCACCTTCACTATTTTCAGTATGCTCCACGACCATTTTAGCTTGGTCGAATGATAGTGCCTCTGATAGTAAGTTTAACATCTACCTTTAGTCCTCAATTAGCTACCAATAGTACTTTTTGTATTGGCACCTGTTTCGCCTGCGCCTTTTTTCTCTGCGCCATGGCCTTTAGCATTTGACATTGACTTAGATGCTTTTCCGCCTGGTACGTTTACGTTACCTGCATTGTCCTCTTTTGGAGTATTTCCTGCAAGTCCACCTGCTGTACCTTTTGTTTCTGCATCTCCGCCTGCGTTTAAGTTAGAAGCTGTTCCACCCATATCGTTTTTACCCGCTACTGGTGATTTTGCTTTGTTGTCTTCGCCTTTTGGCATAGCAACTTTTTCTACATATTCACGCATTTGCTCAGTTTCTGATTTTTTACCTTCGAAAGGCATTTCGTCAGCTACTGGCTGTTCCATGCTAAGATCGGAAGCTGGCTCAATTGCCTCGTCTTCCTTGCCTTCATCATCCATATCCATGTCAGGGGCATCTTCGTCATCCATGTCGTCGTCGCCGCCTTCTTTGTCAGACATCATTTTTTCAAATTCTGCCTTTAGATCATCAAGAGCATCTTCTAAGTCAACAACGCGGTCTTCCATATCTTCTGCGTCATCGTCCATATCGTCTCCACCTTCGTCGTCGCCAGCTTCCATGTCTCCGATCATGTCATCTGCCGCGTCACCGCCCATTGGGTCAGCTTCTGGTGTAATTTCTCCGAAATTTTCGTCAACTTCTTCATCTGAAGCTTCGTCTACTTCTTCATCTGATGCTTCGTCAACTTCTTCGTCTGAAGTTTCTTTAACTTCTTCGTCATCTGAAGATTCATCAACTTCTTCGTCTGATTCTTCTTTCATTTTCTCGTCGTCTTTTTTATCTTTCTTCTTCTCGTCTTTATCATGAGAAGCTTCATCTACTTCGATATCATTAAGATCGTCTTCAAGCATTTTTTCATAAATGCCACGAGATTTTTCAATTACAAATTCGTGGAATAATGAATCCGCTCCTTCGCGGTCATTATTAACTAGTTTTTCGAGCATTTGCTCTAATTTGGATTTATCTGCCATTTTTCTCTCCTGTTAAGTTTGTTTGGTAAGGCTGTCTACTATTATTTACACTTTTGTTATAAAATACGTGGAAAATGGGGTCAAAACAGTCTGTTTTGACATGTTACTACATATCATAGTATCTTTTGAACTCACTTATTGTAATATGAGAACAATTTGCAACTTTTTTTAGCTGTTTAGGTATAAAATCGTCACCGTCTTCAACTATTCTAATGTACTTCGTTCCAGCGTGTGATTCACACGTTGATGCAGTTTGGCGTTCCCAATTTCCAAAATACGTCGGAGGTTCATGGGTTTTTTTATAATTGTGCGTTCCTGCGTACAAGTTATTTACCTTTGTTCGCTCACCTTTATCGTCTTTTTTACCATGAAAATCGAATCCTAGTATATAAATTGTATCGTGTCCGTGTGTGCTAGCCAACCATAAAGCTGTTGGTCCACTACTCCAACCTTTACTTGGTTGAAAATAATTGAAGCCTTCCATGCCATGATATGCTTTATTAGGATTTGTCCATACTTGATTTTCCATTTGCCATTTATGTTGATTGATCTCTAAGATCATTTTTACATCAACAGCTACTAGATAATCAGGTTGATAATGCCTGTACACAGCATTGCAGGCATACACTTTTCCATAATTCCTCAATGGATAGAGATCAATGTCTTTACGACTCTCGCCATTTCCTATAACGAAAGCTACCGTCATCGGTTTACCTCTTTATACTGCTTCTGGTTGTGCTTGAATCCCGTACATTTGTCTGACAAAATCTAGTTCTTTCTCTTGCTCTTCAGCATGAACTTCAGACGCCTTACGGGCTTTATTGATTTGTCTAAGTGTCAATCTGGTTTTACGTGTGTCATCACGTTTGACAATGCTCTCATCATCTGTTGGATCATAAGACTTATCTTCGATAGGCTCGATAGTTTGTTTGTCAAAATAAAATAGTTCTCTAAGTATCATGCTATTATTTATGCATCTGGCGTTGGCTCTGCGCCTCCTACACCAGCATCACCTCCCGCTCCTGTTGTATCGGTTGCTCCTGCTGAAACTGTTGGATCTTCTCCTTCAGGTGCTGTATCGGTTGCTCCATCTATATCTGCACCTATACCTGCTCCACTTATTCCTGCACCTCTCATTTCACCTTGTGCATCAGTTGGTGGTTTAGATAAGGTCTCGTCATTTTCTTCTTTCCAGAATCTTTCGTTTTCGGCAAGTTCTGCATCTGACATACCTAAGAAACGTTTCATTGCATATCTATTACTAATGAAAGGTATTGCTTGTATCTGTGCAAAAGTTCCTATTCGTTGATTATCTAATTCTGATTGTCTGTAACTTGCAAAGTTTTGTGGTGGTTGGAATAATAAATCAAACATTGCAATATCAATGTTTACACCTTTTTCTAATAGATAACGCTTAAATTCTTGGTTAAACACTTCTACAAGTAAGTTTTGTAAACGTTCACAGTATTTGTTAAATCTTAATTCTTGTATGTACGCTGTACCTACTCTACCATCATTAAATTGACTTTGTCCTTCATCTTGTGCCGCCGCAGGTAAGTATGAACTAGGAATACGCAATCCTCTTACAAGTTTATTTGTAAAATATTTAAGATCATCTATTTCACCTAAATTAGTACCGCCTGGCAATGTTTCAACTTTAGATCCTCTACCTTCAGCAGTTTGCGGAAAGAAATAATCTTCATTAGTTGATAAAGGATTATATGCACTATCAATAACAGAAGTACCGCCTCCTGTTTTACTTGGAATTCTTCTTTGATGTATTTCTGTTTTTACTCTTTCAACAAATTGCATTGCAAGGTGTGATGGCATATTACCTACATCAACATAAAATACTCTACGCTCCGGAGCTCTTTGTGTTCTATAAATTATAATAGCATCTTCTAATAATTCTTTTTGCTTATATACTTTGAAAATACTTTCTAGTAATGAATTACCAAATGGTGCGTTATTGTCTAATCCTTCTGACAAACTTAA